CAGGCGAAACACCTAATCGGGTGTTTTGCACTATATTCCTCCATAGCTCAGTCGGTAGAGCGCATGACTGTTAATCATGATGTCACTGGTTCGAGCCCAGTTGGGGGAGCCAAAGTAAAAGTCAGTAAATAAGCTAATAACGGCTTGTTTACTGACTTTTTTCTGTGTTCAAATATTTTTGTTTTAAAGAGAATATTTACCTCTTTTTATGCCTTTTAATCTCTTATACTACAGATAAACTACAGATTTTGCACAACAAAAGCCGCCTGAAATTAATCAGACGGCTTATTTTATGCGAGTAATTTTATTGCTTTATAAAGAGTATCAACCTCTTGTATAATGTAGTGGTCAATATCGACTTTGTAGTCTGTATGGCCCATAAGTGCAATTATATCTTCCTCTCTTGCACCTGCTGCGGACATTCGGGTAGAGAATGTTCGTCTGCAGCTGTGTGGGGTGTATTCATCACCTAAGCCGAGGGCTTGCATCGCCGGGCGAAAACCGTATTTCAAGAAATAATCCTTGTTCATCGCTTTGCCAAACTCTGAACCTTCGTGTGTTCGGCAGAAGATTGTTTCACCTTTATTATTTATACAATTCTCAACCAATTTTAAAATCTTAGGGTGGATAGGAACAATACGATTTTTGCCGGCATCTGACTTTATGCCTGCGATAAAGTAAGGTATGCCCTGTTCACTCATATGGTACTGCTCGGTAGTGAGCGAAAGAAACTCGGTCACTCTGAAATTGAGATAACACATTATATAGACATAATCGGCATAAGGCACTTTGCCTATGTTTTGTCGTATTAGCTCTAACTGCACATCGGTGAAGCGTGTAGCGTTTACCTCTTCGGTTTCCGGAAGCTCTATAAATGTGCCATAGTCTTTATTAACAATATCCTCTTGCATCGCAAAATGGTAAAGGCTGGTGACAAAGCATTTAATCTTATGTAGAGCCGAGTATCCTAAGCCTTGACAGATTTTAGGCGTATCAGTGACTTTATAGGTACCGTTGCCGTTGGGCAGAAGATATTTCAGCTTACCGCCTGCGCCGACCTCGTGATGCGGATTATCGTAATAATCCACGATGTACTGATAGTCTGATGTGCGTAAATCCCTAAATTTACGCTTGTACAAGGGCTTTAGCTTGATATAAGCGCTTGCGTAGTTGCTTTTTACGCTATCACCAAGTTTTTTATATGCTTTAGTTTTTATCCATTTTTCGTGCAGTTGTTCAAGTGTCATATTAAAGCCATTGACAGGATTATATTCGTAATCTTTGAGTGCGTTTTCCGCCTCTCGCTTTGTTGCAAAAGCACCTAAATAAACTTGCTTGCCCGTTACGGAGCTTGCAGCCGCATAAGGTTTTGACTTGTTATCTTTGCGTAAGTAAATGCTGCCTGTGCCCTTTGTTCGCCGTCTGACTTTTTGCTTGCTGCTGGTCTGATTTTTACCGCAGTAAGGACAAAAAATGAAATCATCTTGTAACTCTCTGTTGCACCGTTTATTTATGCATTTTTTCATATTTCACCTCAAAAAAAGGGTGCAAAAATCCCGTTAAAATCTTGCAAATTTTAACAGGACATGGTACAATATATTTGCTGACTAAATGTACCGTTGCATTCCCGTGTAATGGTTTCCGTCCTATCCTGTTGGCGCAGGATAGGGCGGTTTTTTTATTGCTTATGTTCGGATGGTAATGCTTTAAAGCAAAGTCCTGAATATTGGACTTTGAAAAAAATGGAAAAATTTGGGGGTTGCAATTGTCGAACAGGTGTTCTATAATTAAAACATAGCCGAAACGAAAGGAGAAACGGATATGAAGAATTACAAACAATACATAATAGAAATGTTAGAAAAGATTACCGATAGAAAAATACTTAAAAGGATATATGATTACATATGTTTTGTTTGCTTCAAGGGTGGCGATTAAGCCACCCTCTTTTTTTATGTAAATAATTTTTTGATTGTTTCAATAACTTGCGCTCTTTCCGCAGGCGGAAGTTTCACGAAGTTTGAAACAATCTTTTTTTCTATGTCTGTCAATTCGTACTCAATCGCTAAATCATCAAGAAATTCATCGGCAACCTCAAAAAACATATCACCTTTGCCCTCCGTAAGCCACAAAGGGTTTACATTATATGTTTTACATATGAGTTTTAACATGAATTCTTTTAGTTCAACACGCTCAAGTTCAATGTTGACTATAACATCTTTGCTCACGCCTAACTTCTCTCCAAAACTCGTTTGGGACAATTTCAAGTTTTTTCGCAATTCTCTTACCCTTGAATTAGGAGTCATTTAACCACCTCCTTTTATAATACTATTATATCAGTTAAAAAGTTGTTTGTCAACACAAAAAATAAAAAATAATTTAAAAAATGTGTTGACAAACAAATTTAAATGCGTTATAATATTGTTGTAAAACAAAAACGGAGGAGATGAAAAGAATGTCAACAACAACAAAGTCAACAGCAACAAAAGATAGAGCTGATATAAAACAGCTTATTGAACTTATCAAGAGATTACCCGAAAGCAAGCAGAACTTCGTTAATGGATATGTGCAGGGCGTTTGTGAAACACTGTCCGATAAAAACAAGTCTGCCTAACAGCGGCAAGCAGAAAGCGAGGTGAGAGCAATGTTTTACAATGAACTTGACTATTTGGACGATGAAGAAGCTGATACAATTTGTTCAAGTAAAATTTCAACCGAAGACGCATTGGAAGATAATCTAAACAAAGTTATTGACGAAAAGCTACTTCATTCGTTCTATCTGCTTGGCAAGTATGATGTCAAGATAGAGAGAGCATACCGAGAGGGGTTCAGGAGCGGTCTTGCACTGACTATTTCGGTTACCGCTCTATTATTATCACTGGTGGCATTAATATGGAAACTACAGACAATATTAACGCTATTACCGAAATGATTATCGGGACCCAAAAACGGATTTTTTCTTTTCTGCGGTATAGTAAAAACATTTTCCCTTTTTTAGAAATACAGTAGTATTTAGGATCGGGTGAATAGTCAATAAGATGATAACGCAACAAGAAAGAATATTTTTCTTTAAATTTATAGTCAACATCTTGTTTTAAAAGTTTATTACCTTTATATAAAGACCTAAGTATTCTCACTTCTGATTTATCAAGAATGAGGTCTTTATGAGAAGTTGACATAGTGTGCACCTCCTTTCATAGTTAATCATAGCATTTAAGGTCGTGTAAAGCAATAAAATATCGAAAAGAATAGTAGAACTTGAAAAAGTTCTTGTCAAACAGCAGAAAACAGCGTGAACACACCAACAGAAAGGAGATGAGGAGATGAACAACACTTTACTTATCAACCCAAAAACTGGTCAGGAATATGACGATGTTCCGCCGATGGTGGCGGCGAAATATCTCGGTGTGGCCCTTAACTTTGTGTATGACGGCTTAAAGCAAAAAGCACTGCCGATTGGTGCAGCAGTACAGAGCGACAAAGGCAGATGGACTTACAATATCCCTTGCGGCAGGCTCAAAGCATATGCAAGTGGTGTTGATGTTTTGCAGACCACACAGCTTTTAGAAATGTTTATCAGCAGAAAGGAGGCATAATCAATGGCACTTAGACACATTAAAACAAAACGCAGTCTTAAGGACGAGAACAAGCACTTACATAGCTTAGTCAAGCACTTGCAGATTGAGCTTGAGAACGCAAGGCTTGACCTTTGCATTAAGAATGACGCAATCAACGGTTACAAAAGCGAAAACGCAAGGCTTAGACAACGCATTAACAGTATGTATGCGTATGATGTTTTTGGGGAGGAGGTGTAACAGATGACAAAAAAAGTAAAATCCAAAGTGCTTGAAATAATGGCACTTGCACTCGAGTTTAATGGTAAGCCGACCAAACAGGAGCTCACAGGCAATAAACCGACGATATTCGTTGACTTCGCCGGACATGTGTGCGAATTAGATGTTGGCATATCTATGGACGGGTGGAGCTTTTCAGCCAACAAAGCTGTTAAACTGATATATTTGGACAGGCCGTCAGCGGCTAAAGAACTCGACAAAACATTAAAAACGCTTAAAGCTGTTATCGCAGAATACGAAGAAAGAGAAAACCGCTGAAACTCTCGCACAGTTCCAGCGGTTCAAAAGGATATATAAAATTAATATCAATTTTATTATATCCTCAAATCAAATAAAAATCAAGAGGGAGATAAGATGATTACCTGCAATCAATTCTGCAATACATTTGCGGTAAGCATTGACAGTGCTGTATTTGAGGAAGTAAAACGGAGGGCAGAGCGTAAGCGTAATTACATAATAAGCCGTTTTGGTGACGGCAACGGTGCAAGACTTACAGAAAAGTATATGCTTGAGCTTATGCGTGATGAGCTTTGCTCATTTACCTTAGAGCAGTCAACAAGGCTTGCTGTGGGAGGTGTTTAAGAGTGTGTTACGGTTTAGCTCCAAATGCACCTATACCGCAAAAGAAAGGTGAATGTGCTTGCTGCGGTTACGAACTCAGAGAAGATTATACATATTTTGAGGACAGCGAGTGCAACAAATTTTGTAGTAAAGACTGCGCAGCAGAATTTCATAAAATCACAGAAAAGGAGTGGCAGTGATGAACGAACAGTCACAGCTTATTGTAGTTAAGCAAATACCGATTATTATTGAAAAACTTGAGTCTGTTAAATCTGAAATTGAGCACAAGGTAAATGTTGCTTGCTCAATGGTTTGCACAGATGAGAACTACAAAGAAATCAAAAAAATTCGTTCGGCTCTCAACAAAGAGCTTGCCGAGTTTGAAAGTCAGAGAAAAGCCGTTAAGTCCGAGGTAATGACACCGTACGAGCATTTTGAAAGCGTGTATAAGGAGTGTATTTCCACACCTTATAAAAAAGCTGATTCAGCATTAAAGAGCAAGATTGAGGCTATCGAGCAAGGGCTTAAACAGGAAAAGCACGATAAATCAAAAGCGTATTTTAACGAGTACGCCCAAACGCTCGGCATTGATTTTGTAAAGTACGAGCAAGTCGGCTTGAGCATTACGATGACGGTTACGCTTAAAAAGCTCAGAGAAACAATCAAGGCTTTTCTTGACAAGGTTATGGACGACATAAAGCTCATTGCAGTGCAGGAGCATAAAGACGAAATTCTGTACGAGTACAAGCAAACTTTGAATGTATCTGCTGCAATAACTTCCGTAACCGAAAGATACAAGGCTATTGAAGCCGAAAGAGCAAGGGCAGAAACCGAACAGCTCGAACGAAAAAAGGCGGAGCTTAACGAGCAGATTAATATCAAGGAATATGAGCCGTTTACAGCTAATGTTCCTACCGAGGTGGCCGCACCGCTTGAAGAAGAACAGCCTGCAAGGGCAGATGAAAAAATATATCCGCTTAGCTTTACGGTTTACGGAACAAAAACACAGCTTAAAGACTTTGCTTTGGCGGTAAAACAGTTAATTAATGAAAGAGGTTTAAAATATGAGTAATTATAATATGACAAAATCAAGCAACACAGCAACGCAGGGAAAGCCCAAATTTTCGGCTATGCTTAGCACGAAGGGATTTCAGCAGGCACTTGCAAATTCACTTAAAAGCCCTAAGGAAATTCAGAAATTTTCAGCCGCAATTACTTCGGTTGTAAGCACCAACAAGGAGCTTGAAAAGTGTGATGCCGGTACTATTCTTTCAGCCGCACTCTGCGGTCACTCTCTCGGACTTCCTCCGTCACCACAGCTCGGACAGTATTACTTGGTGCCGTTTAACGACAGAAAGAACAACAGAACAGTTGCTACATTCGTACTCGGCTATCGTGGCTATATTCAGCTTGCTATTCGTAGCGGCCAGTACAAGCGACTTAATGTTGTTGAAATTAAAGAGGGTGAGCTTGTTAGTTGGAATCCGCTTACGGAGGAAATTGAGGTAAAACTCATTTCAGATGAAAGCGAAAGAGCGGTTGCAAAAACCATTGGATATTACGCTTGTTTCAGATATATAAACGGCTTTGAAAAGGCTCTTTATTGGAGCAAAGAGAAGATGAAAGAGCATGCTATCAGATACTCGGCAGGTTACAAAAACGATGTAAACAAAGGTACTTCATACACCTTTTGGGCAAAGGATTTTGACAGTATGGCAAAGAAAACAATGCTCAGACAGCTTATTTCAAAGTGGGGTGTAATGAGCGTGGAAATGCAAAATGCTTTTGAGGCTGACACACACGCAATTAACAGCGACGGCAGCGTTGATTATGAGGTGAGCGAGGAATACGATACAGAGCCGAATTTAGACGATATACCGCCGTTTGAGGAAGAACCGCCTGTAATGTCGGTCGAAAGTGAGCCGTTTTCAATTGATGACCTTGCAGAATGATTAACTTAAAAATAATCTCGACAGGCAGTAAAGGCAATGCGGTTTTGCTTGATAATCAGATCTTGATTGACTGCGGTGTGCCTTACTGCCGACTATCGGCTTTAGCCGATAGGATAAAATATATTTTTCTTACGCATCGGCACAGTGACCACTTAAACACAAGCACATTACGCAGGCTTTGCACAGAGCACCCGAGCATTAAGGTGATATATAACGGCTACCTTGCAGGCGCTTTGTATAAAGACTGTTCGGATTGTATTTTTAAAAGCTCTTTTATTACAGAACCACGAAAATGGTACAAAATAGGAGCTGTTACATTTGAAAACGAAATGCTTATACACGATGTGCCAAATTGTGCGTGGAAGATTTTTATTAAATCGAACTATGGCGATACATTCAGAGTGATTTACGCTACAGATACAAACAGCCTTAAGCATATCAGAGCTAAGGGCTACGAACTCTATTTAATAGAGGCGAATTATGATAAAGACGAAATTATAAAACGAATGAAAGAAAAAACAGCCTGCGGCGGCTATATGTACGAGGACAGAGTGCTTAAAACGCATTTATCAAAGCAGCAGGCGGACGAATGGCTTTATAAAAATATGGGCGAATACAGCTCGTTTATTTATATGCATACTCACGAAGATTAAATTGAATAGGATTGATGTCTATGGCAAGACCGGCTAAGAAAGGCTTGGACTATTACCCGTCAGACACAAACAGGAGAAACGATTTTAAAATAATGGATCTGTTAAATCAATACGGGCCGTTGGGATACACGATATACGACTTCTGTTTGCAGTATGTTTACGAAAACGGGTATTTTCTTGATGTGCCTTTGCAACAGGTGTGTTTGACTTTGTGCAGGGACATTGGTGCTAAATGGGTTAAAAACAAAAACCTTGTGGGACAAGTTATAGATTATTGTGCGGATATAGGCTTATTTGACAAAGACCTCCTGCGGCAAAATGTTATGACCTCTGTCGGAATTCAGCGACGCTACGCTTCAGTGACTGTTAGGAACAAGGTTGATAAATCTAAATTTTGGCTGCTTGGAAAAGAAAATTGCGAGGCGGCTTTAATAAATGCACCCAAAAACGGAGTTTCTGCAACAGAAACTAAGATTATTGCAACAGAAACCGAAGTTTCTGCAACAAATATGCCACAAATAAAAGAAAATAAAATAAAAGTAAATAAAAGAAAAGAAAAAGAAAAGAACAAAGACATTTTCATTTCTTTACTGTTGCAAGACGAAAGCTATTATCATGTGACAAATTTAGAACTTGATAATTTAAAAATTAATTATTCTTTGATTGATGTTGAAAACGAACTTGTTAAGATGTCAAAGTATTTTGAATTACATCAGAATAAAAGAAAGTCACTTGATGATATTAGAGAATACATTAACCGTTGGTTAAGAAAAAGGAGTGAGGAATTTGATGGCGTACGAAAAAATAATTCAAAAGTACCTGCAAAAAGACGGAGCACAGGAGCGTTTAACACAGGCGAGGTTGTACTCTAAGCTTACGGCAGAGGAAAAGGCACAGCGAGAGGCGGATATTCTCAATGCTCAACAGGGAAAGTTATCAGATTACGATTGCAAACTCTGCAAAAACAAAGGCGCTGTATATCGTGCAATAAAAAGAGATTTCTGTGGCACTGAAACTTTTGAGGTTGTTAGCCAACCGTGCGAGTGCTTAAAGGTAAGAGCAGAGATTAGAAGAATTAAGAAAAGCGGACTTGCAAGGCTGATTGAAAGGTACAATTTCGGAACATATATTGTCAAGAGCGAATGGCAGGCTTACATAAAGAAATGTGCCGAGGATTTCGCAAACAATCCTGTAGATTGGTTTTACATCGGCGGTCAGTCAGGCTGCGGTAAAACGCATATTTGCACCGCAATAATCGGTTCGCTGTTAAAGCAGGGCAGATCCGCAAGGTATATGCTTTGGGGCGATGACATAACGGCTATTAAGCAAGCAGTAACAAACGCTGAGCAGTACGAAAAACTTATGAGCAATGTAAAAAATGCCGGTGTGCTGTATATTGACGATTTTTTCAAAACACGCAGCGGCGAGGGAATAAGCAACGCCGATGTGAATACAACCTTTAAAATCATAAACCACCGCTACAACGAGCAGCTGCCAACAGTGATAAGCTCCGAGCTTTCCATAAACGAAATTGCGACAATTGACGAGGCATTAGGCAGCCGCATAGCCGAAATGACAAGAACGCATAAAATTTATATTTCAAAAGATAAAAACAAAAATCAGAGGTTTTGCTATGGATAAATCAGTAACAGAATTTTTTATGAAGATGGATAAGGTTCCTACTGTAACTGCTCAAGAACGCAGAGTGAGGATCGTTAAGGGCAAGCCGGTATTTTACGATTCACCGAGAATAAAATCGGCAAAGGCTTTGCTTGTAGCTCATCTAAAACAGCATAGACCGCCAAAGCCATATGATAGCGGTGTAAGGCTGAGGGTAAGCTGGCTTTTTCCAAAAGGCAGACACAAAGACGGTGAGTATCGTATTACAAAACCCGACACAGATAACCTGCAAAAAATGCTCAAGGACTGTATGACGCTCGTGGGCTTTTGGACAGATGACGCACTCGTGGCAAGCGAGATGTGTGAAAAGTTTTGGGCAGATGTAGCAGGCATTTACATAAGGATTGAGGAACTGTGAATATTTCGGAAGTTAAACGAAACCTTGAACGAAAGGTGCTTTACAACGGCGCAAAATACATTCTGACGGGCTGTATCATCAGACAAGGCATAACAGGAAAGTTTTATTATCAGGCTGAAATAAAGGATTTAAACGCTAATTCTGCATTGTTGTATTGCAAACTTGAAGATTTGGAGGAGATGAAATAAATGTATTCAGCTATATGTCAAATATGCGGTAACAAATTTACCGCAAGAGCAAAAACAACAAAATATTGTTCAGCTTGTGTCAGTAAAGCCAAAGCCGAGGCGGCGTTACACAGAAAAGAGCAGTTAAATAGACCGCTGACAACCGATACAGAATTTTTAATATGTTTATATACATACAGAGGTGATTCGATATCACGCATTGCAACGGATTTGAACAGAAGTCAAAAGGATGTTCAAAGCATATTAAATGAAGCAAAAGCAAGCGGTCGTTATAACGAGCACATACAAAAACATCTTAACTCTGTGAATTACAAAAGTACACTTAGTGACGATTATGTAGACAGCGTGTGGGACAGCGAGAAAGCAGGAAAAAAGAAAAAGGCAGGTAAAAAATGAGAAGGAACTGGACGCAGGAAGAGGTTGATTACTTACGGAATGCGTGGGGAAATGTTAGTGTAAAAAACATTACAAAACATTTATCACGCTCTGTTTATTCGGTACTTAACAAAGTTAATAAATTAAAGCTTGGAACTTTTCTGAGCTGTGGAGAAAGATATGTAACTTTATCATATTTGAGCGAAGCTGTTTATGGTAATCAAAGTAGCGGAGGTTACATCAAAATTTCTTGGGCACAAAATAGAGGCCTTCCTCTACATACGATTTGCAGGCAGAAAGAAAAGTTTGAGGTAGTTTATATTGATGAATTTTGGGAATGGGCATACAAGAATCAGAGCTTTTTGAATTTCTCTAAATTTGAAAAGTATTATCTTAGTGTAGAACCTGATTGGGTTGATAAAAAGCGAAGAACTGATATAAGGCACAGCTATAAATTTATTACATCACCTTGGACTACTGTTGAAGATGAGCGACTTAAGAAATTTCTTGCTGAACATAAATATAGCTATAGAGAATTATCGATACTGCTTAATAGAACGGAAGGAGCAATACAGAGAAGAATATTAGGACTTGGTATTAAGGAGCGACCGGTTAAGGCAAATAATCACATAAAGTGGACGGCTGAAGAATTTAAGAAGCTTGGTGAAATGATTAAATCAGGCTATAAGTATGAAGAAATGTCAGATGTGCTTGATAAATCTGCTAAAGCTATCAGAGGTCGAGTATTTGACTATTACTTGACCGAAAGGCTTGATAAGGTAAGAGCATACATTGGCAATGGTCAGTTTGGCGATAATCTTCCGGACAGGACGATTAAATACAAGAGGTTTATGTCTGATGAGGACAAGGAGAAGGTAAAAGTCTTGTTATCTATGCTTGCAGGTGAAATTAAATGTGTTGCGAAAGAGAACTCAAATGTTGAGAGTGAGTACGCAGATTTCTGGCAGAAGGAATATTGCACACACTGGGACAGCGTCAAAGGCTGCACGGCAAACGAAAAAGACTGTGACAGCTGCACATCATTTAATAGAATAGACCCACAATTCTGCAAAAGGTGTGGAATTACCTTTTATGAACGAAAAAGTAATGACATTTGCAAGGACTGCAGATCTGCGAGAATTAAGCAAGCACAGAGAAAATATGCGATATTAAATCAAAAAGGAGTGTGATATAAATTGCCGACAAGAAAGCATATATCAAAATCTACAAGACTAAAAGTTTACGAAAAATACAACGGTCATTGTGCTTATTGTGGTTGTGAACTTGCGTTAAAGGAAATGCAAGTTGACCATATACAGAGCGTGTATTGGTATGACGGTGCAAACGATATTGAAAATTATAATCCTGCTTGCAGAATGTGTAATTTTTATAAATCTACAATGTCGGTTGAAGATTTTAGAGAGCAATTAGGTAAAATACTATCAAGACTTGAAAAGGTTTTTATTTTTAGATTAGCTAAGAAATACGGCTTAATCAAAGAAATAAAAGAACCTGTAATATTTTATTTTGAGCGTGAAAAGTTATCCATCAAAGAAAAGGAGCTTGAGGAATTTGAAAAAAGCAACAATGTGAAAAGTTTGTTTGTTGATAATCCAGAACTGCTGGAGGAATGAAGATAAATGGGTAATAAATTAAAAATCCGTGATATTTGCGGTTACTATGCGTTGGACATACCCAATTATAATGGTAGCAATTTTACTACTGAATTATTGTTATTTAATTCAAAGAAAAATGCCGAAACAGTTAAGCATATTATTGAAGTTGACGGTAGTAAACCCAACGAAGCAACTGTGTGTGATATGCAAGAGATTAAACACGCAAAGTGGATTGAGTATAAATACAAGTTGAAGTGTTCTAATTGTAATACTTTAATAGATATTGATGACATACCTGAAACGATATGCGTAAATTATTGTTCTATTTTAAATTATTGTCCTATTTGCGGTGCAAAAATGGATTCAGAAAGGAATGATTAAAAATGATTACATCATCGGCGGTTAAGCCTTTTGTGTGTGGATATACAGACCAAGGAACTGTGTACACAGATTATGATTTAAACAAAACACACTTGTATGTATTTGAAGTACAATGTGATGAAAATTGTAAATGGACTTTTGAGTTTGAAGATTTGCTTTATTTTGACAATGAGGTTGAAAGATATATCGGTTTTTTTAAAGCGATTGTGTCTATCGCAAAGACTATTTATGAAAAAGCACTTTTGAACAAAGTAGAAATTCCAGAATCAGAAAGGTTTGTATATTGTCCGATTAATAATAGCGAATGGTATGATTTTAAATTACCTACCAATGAATTAATAGAGGATTTAATTAAAGCATTTAAAGCTACAAATTTTGAAAACTTCAATCCTCCGTTGTGGAATAATAAGTTTGGCAAAGTGACTTGTGAGGAAGATAAAAATGAAGAAGAACTATTTACTGATGTAGGAAACAAGGTTTTTCATAGTTACATAAATTCAAGTAATATTATAGCCAATATGGTTTCAGAATTGCCATCAGCGTTCTTTACCAGTTGTAATTATAATTTGTCTAATATTGTCTATACACATTTAGATTACAGTCAAATAAACCATTATGATACATTTGGTGAATTGTTTGAAGATGTTATGTGGCATTTAGTTTTACTCATCTGCTACAGTAAGTTAATTTAAAAAATAATAATAAAATTAGGAGAGTGATATTTATATTGAATAATACAAATGAATTAAGAGTTTGGAACTTTGAAGATTCAAGAGTCAGAACATTAGAGATTGAAGGTAAACCATATTTTGTTGGTAAAGATGTGGCAGAGGTACTTGGTTATGCAAAACCGAGAAATGCTATTGCAAAACATATAGATGACGAGGATAAAAAGGATGCCCCAATTCAGGGCGACCTTGGTGGAATACAGCAGATGACTTTGATTAATGAGAGCGGATTGTACAGTCTTATCCTTTCAAGCAAGATGCCTAATGCTAAAAAGTTTAAGCGTTGGGTTACATCAGAAGTGTTACCGTCAATTCGCAGGACAGGTTTGTACGCTACTGATGAACTTATTGCAAATCCTGATTTGGCTATCAAAGCATTTACTGCATTAAAAGAGGAACGAGAAAGAAATAAAACTCTTGCTCGAACTATTGCAGTTCAAAATCAACAAATTGCCGAACTTAAACCAAAGGCAAGTTATTACGATATAATTCTTAATTGCAAAGACCTTGTTCCTATAACAGTTATTGCTAAAGATTATGATAAATCGGCTATTTGGTTGAATGAATTTTTACATAAGTTAAAAATACAGTTCAAGCAGGGCAAGTCAGGTCAGAGTATTTGGCTTTTATATCAGAAGTATGCTGAAAATGGATATACAAGCACTAAAACAAGTTATTATACTAACAGTAATGGTGAAAAACATATTAAAACGCATACTTATTGGACTCAAAAGGGTAGATTGTTTATTTATGAAACGCTTAAAAAAGAGGGCATTTATCCTTTGATTGAGCAGTAAAATTAAATTTTAATACTTTAGGAGAGTGATATTTAATATATTATTTTAGGGGTGTTACAGCATAACATATCAAGGTAATTGTTATAAGCCTGATATTGAGGCTGTAAATATTCCGTTACTTGACGGAAAAGATGTGTATGTAGCCAATCACAATATTAACAAGCAAATGAATTGTTATACACTAAGAGACAGAAATGGAGATTTGAATATAAAGAAGTTCCTTGCTACTTTTGATTATAGCTTGGATTTAATTAAAATGATAGACATTCACAAAGAAGTCTACCGGAATAAACGCTTTTTTGAATACATAGGGCAAAAAAAATACAGCAAACATATTATTAATATGACTTTTGATTACAGCAATAAAGAATTTAACAATGTTGGTTTTGGGTTGTATGTCAAGTTTGGGTATAGTAAATATGAAATTGAGTTAAATGATAATGCTTGTATAAAAGGTGGTAAACTTATAGCAATAAAAGCTGTTTCAAAAAATTTTAAAGAAAAAGATATTACTACTGATTATCTTGTGACCTCTCCCCTGTCACAAGATTTGTTAGGAAAATATTTTTGTTATGATTCCGAATTAAAAGTTTATAGGGTTAAGGGAAATTTTAAAACACTCAACACGGTATCGGATATTCGCAAATCGTTGTACAAAGAGGGATTTGTGTGTGACGGCATTAAATATGTTCGTTTTAAAAGAAGTAGTGGAAGTAGTCGAGTTGGAAAGTGTTTGTTTGTAGACGAAAAACTTTATAAAAAAATGCATAAGTGGAGTCTGTGCGGTTTGGACATAAAAAACGGTAGCGATTGTGATTTGGCAAGTCTTGAACCATATATGGCTTTGACACTTTCTTCAATCATAGACACGGTTGACATTTATCCTAACGAAATATTGGTAATTGATGATTATAAAAGTAAATTTACAATTAATTGTATGGCGACAAAAATTAATGAAGGTTGTCGTTTAACTACATCTCCTCAAAAAGTTAATATGGCAAACAGTATTTTTGACGGGCAGTCTTTGTTGGATGTAAGTAAATTTGGAGAGCGGTATAAAAATTATGGTATGTTACTTTTGAGAACAAGATTTTTTAAATCAGCTTGCTTTAATACAAATATACAAAAATGGTTTGAGGATAATGACATTACTGAAATATCACAACTAAAAGGTTATACTCAAGCAAAAAGTTTGTCTGAAATAAAATTAATTACCACTCCAAGTAGTATTAAATACTTAAAATTTGGCAAATTGGAAGATTGGTTATGGACTATTGAACCACAGTTTGGAATTGTTAAACACGAAAAACCCACACACTACTTTGACGGTAGGATGGTGCAAACTCATTATCAGCTACTTAACACTTTACAAATGAGTGAAAAAGAAGTAAAAGAGTTTTTAAAACCTACACTTGAATATATCAATTTGCTTAAAACAAATGAAATGGTTTTTAGGTATCATTTAAAATACTCAATGCCAGATTATAGTAAAAGCAGAAGCCTTGTTACTAAAAATGATATTGTATATTACCTACTTGGATTAAACAGTAAATTTAGCAAAACAAAAATGTATAAAGAATTTCGCAATGAAACTGTTAAGGCTTTTGTTAAGAACTGTAGGAAAGGTCATATATTAGTTCACGGTAATTATTCAACTTTATTTGGAAATCCTTTAGAGATGTTAAAGTCTTGTATCGGAAAATTTAATGGGATAAGTGAAATTAAAAGTGGAACGGTTCACTGTAAAATGTTTGAGAACGGTGCAAATTTGTTAGGTAGTAGGTCTCCACATATTACAATGGGAAATATCTTGTGTTGCAAAAATGAAATAAATGAAAATATTGAGAGATATTTCAATTTAAGCAATGAAATAGTTTGTGTTAATAGTATTGGTGATAATCTGTTAGAACAATTATCTGGTTGTGATTTTGACTCAGATACAATTTTGTTGACGGATAATAAAATATTATTTGATTCTGCTATGAGGAATTATAATAATTTCCTTGTACCGACAAAGTTAGTTGAAAGTACAGAGTGTAAAAGAAGATATACACCAGAAGATAAAGCCGACCTTGATATAAAGACAGGAACTAATAAGATTGGTGAGATTATAAATTTATCTCAAGAGTTAAATTCAAAACTTTGGGAATTAATTTACCAAGGTAATGATATTCAATCAAGTATAGTGCAGGAGTTATATGCTGACATTGCTCAATTAGATGTTATGAGCAATCTCGAAATTGACTCAGCAAAGCGAGAAAATCCCGCAAATAATACAAAAGAGTTGAATATACTAAAAGCCAAATATGCAATTTATGATGATAATAAAAAATATATACGACCATTCTTTTTTAAGTATTTAGACCAATATAAGGGATATGGAAATAATAATAAGGTTTATCAACTGTATCATACTACAATGGATTACATAGAACTTGCTTTAAATAAAGTTTCTCGTATAAAAAACAATGAACAAGATTTAAGTTTTTCTGAAATTTTTAAGCCTCTTAATGAAATTGAAGGACAAGTGTATTATGAACAGGTTGAAAGAATTTTATTGGCAATTCAAGATACAAAAGATGAAATTAATTCATTTTGGGTAATGTATAGAAATCGAAAGAACACTGATAGTGAGAATGATGAATCTTTTTCGTATAAAGATTGTGTAGGTATAGTTGAAAATATTAAAGAAGATTGCATTGAATACATAAATTCACTTAAAATTTCTCATAAAACTATAACTTATCTTTTTTCATTAATTGAAAAACCTACACATAAAAGTTATTCTTCATTGATTATGTCTGCTATGTTCTCGTATAAGAATATGGATTTTGCCGATTTAATAAGGAATAATCAAGAAAAAATGTTTGAACTTGAAGAATGTAAGGCAAATGCAGATAATCAGATTGTGAGATTATATGATTTTTCTTATAAGTATAAGGAAAATAATTAATGTAATTTCTTTAATTTTTTTGCAAAAAACGGCAAAAAACTAAGATTTTTCAAGGTGCGACACCCGAAAACCCTAGTATTTAAGCCATTTTTTAGCTTTTGTTAAAAAGTGGATATGGAGAAGAGAGTGTAATAACTCCCCTATTTACACTTTCTTTTTCCAAAATATAAATATGAAAGAGTGATTGATTATATTTCCAATTACAAAAGAAGAAAGCCTTAAAATCAGGGCAAAATATCCAATGGCTGAACTTAGAAGAACAGTAGCCCAAAAATCAAAGAGACATAAATATTTTTGCCCCGAAATCAGAAAATATCTTGAACTTATTAAAGATACAAATGAAATTGCGAATAAAACATTGAGGACAAGATATAATTCTAATAAATTTAATAGAAAGAAATTTAACCGATATGCTTGACACAAAGTATCAGCAGTTGCCTAATGAAAATTGGCGAGACTATGGTATCAGGCTTATCGGTATTTTATTAGACCAAAGACCTGACGATTTAGAATGGCAAGACATTGTAGATGCTTTGGGGTTAAAAATTCACAGAGATAGTTTAAGAAAAGCACAAAATACTGAATTTGGCGGATATGCTATCTATAAGTATATGCTTGGTAAAATGGACGAATTAAAAGCAAAACAGGCTGATAATAGTGAGTATCTTGAGGAATTAAAACAGGCTCGCAGAGAACTTGAAAATGAAAAATATAAAATTCGTGATGAACGCAATGAACTAAGGCGATTGCAAAGAGAAGAATCAAGACGAGAAAGTTTCGCAGACCTTGTTAAAAGGATTATTCACGAAAATGTTGAACCTATATGTGACGAAGTGTGTGTAAGAGAAAATAATTTAAGTATAAAAGACTCGTCAACATTGATTATCCCTGTAAGTGATGTTCATACAGGTGTGGTTTGCAAAAATGCTTGGAATAATTATGATACAAAAGAACTTATATGTAGGTTAAAGGAATATTTTAATAAGATATGTGAAATAAAAGAACGACACAAGTCTGATTATGCTGTTATTGTTCTTGGTGGTGATTTGATTAGTGGTATTATTCACCGCAATTTACGATTAGAGAATAATGAAGATGTAGTTAGGCAAATAAAAACAATCTCTACTTACTTATCTAATTTTGTAAGAGACCTTGCTAATCAGTTTGTGGATATTAGTATTTATTCAGTTAGTGGTAATCATTCAAGGGTTATGGCTGATAAAGAAGATTCTCTAAAAGGTGAAGAACTTGATTCTCTTGTTCCGTTTTATATGCAAGCAAATTTACAGAATTATAAAAATGTGCATATTTATACCGAAAATTCAGTGGATGACACTATGGTGTGTTTTAAAGTATATGATAAATTATGGTATGCGGTTCACGGTACATATGATAATCCAATAAGCGTAGTTCAGAATTTGACAATGATGACAGGCGTTAAACCTGACGGCATTTTAATAGGACATAGACATAGCAATGCTATGTTATCAATTTATGATACTAAAGTCGTACAGAGTGGCTGTATGTCCGGTGTTGATAATTATGCTATACAAAAGAGACTGTCAAATACAGCGGAACAGTTCATTGTAGTAGCAACTCCAAATAAGACTATTGAATGTTTGTATGACATTCAATTAAGTGAATCATCTATTAATAGTGTTGCTAAAAGTCTTGCTTCGAGTAGTTAGTGTAAAAAAAGAACATAATAGTTCTATTACAAGGGGTGATGGCTTATCGCATAAGCTCCTTGTTTTAAGTTTGTTTATATACAAAGATAAGGCGGTGATAAGTTGGCAAACGTAAATGTTCTAAATCCAAGATTGTCAATTACATATAACTGCCGATTATGTGGTAAATCGTTTAAAACCGCTAAGGGCAATTTTTATAAATCATCTCAATCTTTATACTTTCAAAGAAATTCAGGATATGGTGACATATGTTCTGTATGCTTGCAGGATTTATACACTCAGGCAAACAAAAAGTATAAGTCTGAAAGAATGGCTTTAATAACTATTTGTTCAGTTATGGATTGGTATTATGATGAAGTTCTTTACGAAAGTGTTATGAGAGATAGAGATACTTTTAGTGCTGGTGTTTATGCAAGACTTCTAAATAATGTGCAATATAGAGGTAAAACCTTTATTACAAGTGCTGTCGAAGGCAAGTTAGGTGAAACAACCATTAAGGTTGTAGACCAAACAAGTGCAGGGCAATGGAGTAAAGAAGAAAACCAAAATAGGCAAATGGTTATAGATGTTTATGGCTATGACCCTTTCCCTGCCGATGACTTTCAAGAAAAAAGCAGGAAATATTTATATAACACTCTTGTAGATTTTCTTGATGAAGAAACTCAAGATGATGCTTATAAAAAATCTCAGATTTTACAGATTGTTATAAATAATGAAATGATACAGAAATGCAACGCTAAAATGGCAGCACTTAATCCAACAACCGAGTCAGGTGAAATTAAAGCACTTAGCGACATTATTACAGCTAAGGTTGGTAATAATGATAAAATTGCTAAAGAAAATGAAATTTCTGTAAAGAATAGAAGTAATAAAAAAGCTGGTAAAGGTACTTTTACATATTTACAGCGTGAATTAAGAGAAAAAAATTTTGATGCTGCTGAAACGAATTATTATAAACAATTACAATCCGAGGGTAGTCTATGGGCTATAGAACAGTCAATGAAAGCTATTCGTAAAAATGGTTTTTTTGACGAAAGCGACCAGAAAGAAATGTTTGATATTCAGCGAGAATTAATAGTTCAAAAAGACAAGCAATTAGATGATGAACTTGAAAAGAATAGACTGTTGAATGTTAAAATTGTTAATTTGACCGAAAAAATTGAAGAACTAAATAAAAACAACAAACAAATTAAAGCTGAATTAACTGAATTAAAGAAAATTCAAAAGAGCAACAAGGGCGAAATAAATGATTCAGAGTAAAACCAGACTGATTATGACTGAGAGAAAACGCAGAATTGCTGAACTTGATGCCAAGATGATTGAGTTTTACAGAAAGAACCCTTGCATTGCTTGCGAAGATTTATTAGGCATTAAGCTACTTGATAGCCAAAAATATATTTTACAATCTGCTTGGAACGCAGGTCATTCTGTCTGGTGCTGTAGTCGAAACTTTGGCAAATCATTCCTTGGCTCAATATTTATAATTTTAAAAGCTATTCTTTATGAGAATCAGTCTATTTATATTATATCGTCTGTTGGTGGACAGGCAAAAGAGACATTTTCAAAGATTGAGGAGATTATTCTCAATACAGGTAAAACAGCTAACTCGATAAAAAGTTTAAAGCCTATTGTAAAGAATGAAATTGTTATCAAGCCTCCGTCACAAACAGGTTTTTCTCATCTTTCAAGTGGATATTCCGTTGAATTTTTTAATGGCAGTCAGATTTGTACACTTAACTCAAAGCCAGATAACACAAGAAGTAGGCGTGCAACACTTGTATTTTTTGATGAAGCTGCTTTTTGTAACGATGAACTGATAGCTGTCTGCGAAGCCTTTGCAACTCAGAATACAGATTTTAAAACATCTACACAAGATACATATTCGCCTAAAATCGAAAAAAGACAATGCCCTACGCAGTTGGTTTATGCTTCTTCTCAGAATGATACAACAACAATTTTCTATAAGCATTATAAGGAATTTGCAAAGCGGATGATTGCTGGAGATAGAAATTATTTCTGTTGTGATATGGATTGTACAACTGCTATAGAAGTTTATATAGAGGGGCAAAAATGGACTCCTTTGTTGACTATGGACAAAGTAGAGGCGGCGTTAAAAGTTAATCGTATAAAGGCATTAAGAGAATATTATAATCAACCAATTGTTGATGGCGGTGTGAATCAAATAATCAAAATGGGAACCGTTGTAAGAAATTCAATATTTGAATTTCCTGTCTTGTTTAGAGAAAGTAAACATATGTATGTTCTTGCATTTGACCCGGCAAGAACAATAGATAACAGTGTCGTTACTGTAATGGAAATTTGTTTTGATGATGAAATCGGATATTATGGTCGAATTGTTAATTGTATAAATTTGGTAGATATTGGTAATAAACATGGATATAAACTTGACTCAAATAAGCAGATTGAAATAATCAGGCAAATGTTAGTTGATTATAATGGTAATGCTCCTGATTATGAATTTATTTATAAATTGTTAATTGACTCTGGTGCTGGCGGTGGCGGTCAGCAATATGGTGACCGTCTGTTGCGAGATTGGGAAGATAAGTCTGGAAAGAAACACAAGGGATTAATAGACCAAGATTATAAACTGTATGAAAATTATGATGAGCTTTATCCAAACGCTTTAGATAAAGTTGAACTTATTGACCCTCGTGCAATGAAACGCATTATGGTCGAAGAAACGCTTGAAATGTTATCAATGGATTTAATAAAATTCCCTAAAGAATATAGTGGTAATGGCAGTATAAGAATTTATGAAAATGATGAAAACAAAGAAAACGAAGAAATTTATAAAGATATTTCTCTTACTGATGAGCAAGAAAATGCACTTTTAAACATTGATGCTTTAAAAAGTGAAATTACTTCAATTCATCGTTTTACGAATAATTCAAGTAAAAATGTTATATATGCACTCCCAAAAGATAAAGAAAACAAAATGCACGATGACCGTTTCTATACTTTTATTATGTTAGGTCATTTCTTGTATCATTTGAGAAGAAAGTCTGATTATGAGTTAGCAGGAGGAACTTCTGTGAACAATTATGTTCCTTTGTGTAATTAAAGAATGGTGGTGAGATTATAGGAATTTTTGATAAATTGTTCAAACGAAACAACGAAATTAACACTTCTGCTGAAACACAGGATAATAATACTGAATTAAATTCGGCTGAATTTATTGACGGATTTTATAGTTTTGTTGGTTTTTGCGGTAGCCAAGATTGTAGAAATTCTTTAGCTTCGGCTTTGGGATATTCCTTAAAGCAAGTAGAAACAATTGTCTCTTCGCCACAACAATATCCAATGAGTGCTTATAAATTAGGTGTATGGGCATATAACACTAATGGTGCAATTAAATCGGGCATTAACAAAATGGCTTCAATGCACTATTTGAGTTATGTATTACACTCTCCAAGAGGTAAAAGTAACACAAAGAGCTTTCTTAAAAACAAGGAAAAATACAATGCTGTTTTAAAGCAAATAAGATATAAGAAACAAATTAGGGATAACACAAAGAAAGTATGTATTGGTGGTACAAGTTATTATTATTTTGAAGCAACTCCAAGAAAAGCATTGGGTGTGAATAAGTATATGAGTGATGTTGATATTCAACTAATTGGTGAAATTAACAGTAAAAATAACACTGAATATGATGTAAATATATATTCTTTGCCTAATGAGTATTGTCAATTAGTTTCACGATATAATGGTGTACCTGTTATAGCTTTTAATTTGGAATATTTCAGAGATTGCTATTCCGAGAATGAAATTAAAAGACAATTACTTACAATGCCAAAAGAAATTTCAAGAGCTTATAATATTTGGGATAAAACAGGTAATAATGGTAGAAATTGGGTTGTATTAGATTGGCGTAAAACAATATATACGGCTATTAACAATACTTTAAGAGATAAATGGGGCGTTCCTTTAGCTTTAACCTCGTTAGATGAAATTTTATATGCTAATTATTTCATTGATACAAAGAGAGGTGTTCTCTCAAATATTAATAATAATTTGATATATCAAGTATTCCCTATGCGTAATGACGGTACAGGAAAAAGCGTATTAACAGAGGAACAGCAAATTAAACAGCACGAAGCCTTAAAGGGTGCTGTTAGTCAGAAACCTAACACGCAGAGAGCTTCTGTCTTGTCATTGGCAGCGGGCACTCAAATAAATGAACTGACTATTGACACAAGTTTATTTGATGAAAAGAATGAGAAGTCGATAAAAGATGATGTTGCTGAATCTTTTGGCTTTTCTCCGTCAGCGTTATATGGTGGTTCAAAATCAAGTGGTTCTAACTACGCAACGGCTTTGCTAAATCTTGAGTTGGTGGCAAGTGATGTATATTCTATTATTGAAGATTATATTGAAGAATTAAATAAGTGCATCAATTTTAATGTGATTAAAGATATTGAAAATTGCGTTAGTATGTATGTATTACCAATCACACCATTTAATAGAGATAAGTGCTTCGATAAATGTAAATCTCTCTATGCTGATTGTGGTGGAGCAATGACTCCATTAATTGCTTCGGTAGGTATTGAGCCTGATGTTTATATAGATATTATGAAATATGAGAGAAAACAAAACTTTGATGAATTGTTCCCGCCTCATCAATCCATGTACACAAATTCAGGTAAAAATGACATTGGTAGACCAAGTGTTGAGAATTTGGAAAATGAAAATACTATAACATCAAAAAATAATAATGCAAATAATTCACCCTCTCCAAATGGCTAAGGTGAATAAATAATTTATTAAATTAGAGGTTGTCTTGTTTTGAGATGACCTCTTTTTGAATGTGTAAAATTGGCGAGTGAAATTTTACATATTTATACACTTATGCTAATGCAGAAGGTGGTGAAAAAACGAATGTATATATACGAATTAAGCAATGAACAGGTTTCTGATTATGTTCCTATTAAGTTTGTGTTACACGAAGTCTTTGAAACATCAGAAGAGTATCAAAATAATGGTATATCTTGGCAAGAACCGTATGTAAGTCAGGCTTTAAGTCAGATTGAAGGAGTATCAATTACTGCGGAATTTATTGATGATGAAAAAACTGAAATATGGGGTCACGGTAGAACACAAGACCGCAAAGGTATGTTGCAATGTGCCGATGCAAGTGTAGTGGGTAATTTCTCCAAAGGTTATATATCAGAAATTGTAATAGACGGTAAGCCTACAAAAGTGGCGATGGCTGATGGTAAGTTGGATTATATTAGGTATGGTGCTTTTATAGATAATTACCGTCAAAAATTCAAAGAGGGCAAAACCTTATATGGAAGCGTTGAAATTGTTGGACTTCCTATAAACGGTGGTGAAATCAAATACAAAAATGATTATGTAGGTGATGGCAGAGTACCGATTGCTTATAAGTATTGTGGTTTTAATTTGTTAGGTGAACTTGTAAAACAAGGTGACGATAGTGCCATTGTTACAGAACTTAATGCAAAACATAACAAAGATGAAGGAGGAAAGACTGATATGACTGTTGAACAGATGTTTAAGGAAGTTTGCGACAAGATTACAGGGGAAGTAAATTCTTTAAAAGCTGAAATTGAAGCTTCAAAAGAAGTAACTGAACTTAATAGTAAAATTGTTGAACTTAATGAAAAAGTTGAAAGTCTTAATAGGGTTATTACAGAGAAAGATGAAACTATTTCTTCTCTCACTAATGAAATCAATGAGGCTAAATCAAGTAAAACCGAACTTGAAACACAGCTTGCTGAAATTGAAAAGAAGTCTGAATGTAATGCTCTTGATGAAAAGTTGAAGGACTTTTCGGATGATTGCAAAAAGGCTATTGAAGTTGAAATTAATTCATTTAGAGAAAATCCAAAGGGCTGTGGTTTTAGTGTTGATGATATTGTAATGAAAGCTAAGGCTTTTAGTTTTGATTCAATCAAGAAAGAAAATTCAAAATCAAATGAACTAAATTCGTTTGACACAAACTTATTTTTAGATATTTCAATGCCTGACGAATCAAATATTGGCAATGAAAATGACGAAAGCTCATTGTTTGAGTGTTAATTAGGAGGAATAAATATGGTAAAGTTTAAAAATATTGGTGACTTTAAGACTGTACGCAATGTAGGTAATGTAAAAGCTCCCGCTGAACTCAAGAATGGTTATCTTGTTACATATGACAGAGCGGCTGGCACTATTGCACTTCCTACTGCTACAACTGCGAAGCAAGCACTTTGGCTTGTTATTAATGAAAGAGAGCCTGTCGAGTTTGTAGGTTCGACAGACGACTATAAGATTGCGATTGGTGAATTTGCAAGAATTTTTGACACAGCAACTATGAAAGATGTAGTGCTTGAAATTAATGATACTATTCTTGCAACAGCGTATTCAGAAGTTTCCAAGGGCGATACTTTGGTTGCTAATGCAAAGGGTGAGTTTGAAAAGACTTCAGATGCAAGTGGCTATGCAGTTACCTTTACGGTTCTTAATAAGACAAGCTATGCAGGCAATGGTCTTGAAATTTCTGTAAATGTTTAATTAGGAGGTAAGAAATTATATGTATAAGATTGAACTTAATAACGAACATAGAGAAGAAGCAAGAGTTCGTGATATGAACAAGATTAAGCGTGTTGCTGAAATTAATATGGCGCTTCATCGTGGTCTTGATACTTCAAAGTATGGTAAGGAAGTTGACTCAACAGTAGAGCTTATGTCAAAACTCGGTTCGAGAACCGCTGCTGGCGACACTACTGCAAGAGCTGAACTTAATACTATTTTTAAGATTGGTATTGAGCCACTTCTTGTAAAGCAGATGCAGATTTATTCACTTCTCGGTAATTATAAAACTATTGGTATGGATGCAACTCCTGTAAAGCATACTTGGACATATGAAAATCTTGGTGCTGACATTCAGGCTAAGGGTTCAGATGTATCGTTTGCTGACCGCAAGGAAATTAATTACCCTATCAAGACTCAGACAATTTCAGCAGGTATGAGATATAACTATCGTGAGTTTGAGAGTAAGGATTTCCTTGGCACAAATGCACAGGAAATTGAGCAGATTCAGGCTACTATGCACAATAAGGGTGTTACATATGTTCTTGGTGTTTTAAAGGATGCACTTAAGAATAACACAACAGGTGTTAAGTTTTATGAGGAATATTCTGGTAATCTTACTCAGACTGCCATTGATAATATGGTAACTAAGATTCGTAGAATGGGTAAGGTATCAATTCTTTCGGATTACAATAATATTGCCACCATTTCTGGTTTCAATGGTTATAAAAGTGTAGCGTCCACATCTCTCCCATTTTATACTGATTCACAGGTGGACGAGATTGCAAAGCAGGGCTATAACGGTGATTATAAGGGTTCAAATCTTGTTGTACTTCCAAATGGATATAACTTCGCTAAGCCACTTGCTGATAAGAGTGCGTTTGAGACATATATTAATACTGATGATATTTACTTTGTACCGCAGGGTATTACATCTCCTGTTGATATTATTAGACGAGGCGGTCTTACTACTATGGCAGGTAATGATATTTCAACAGGTTCTGTAATTACAAGATTTGATATGGAACTTGGTGCTGATGTTACTAAGGGTAGAGAGTTTGAGATTGGTCTTGTTACAAAGGCTGATTAATATTTCAGCATAAGTGAAATAATCTCACATTTTAATAAATGTACTTAATATGAGTGAGCCAAAAATTAATTGGCTCACTCATAAATCTAATAAAAGGAATGGAAAAATGACGAATAACACAATTAATACAGACGGCAGAATTGCCATCACTAATCTGAGAAATTATGCTTTACATTTTAGAGATAGTGAAAATCGTTCTGACATTGTTATTCCTGCTGGTGTAAAAAGGTGGAACGGCTTAACTTATCGAGAAGTTGAAAATCAGGTTGGTATGAATAATGTAATGTTTACAGGTGTTGATACTAAAGGTTCTAACGCTCGTATCTTTATTGAAGATGAAGCTGTAAGAAATGCTATCTTTCATATTACAAATTCAAAAGAATTACATACTGATACTTTGACTTTGGATAATGTTAAAAAGATGTTGGCTTTAAAGGATATTAAGAAGTTTAAGGCTGAAATTGAGAAGTGTATCCATAATGAGGGTGATAAGCAAGCACTTATTGACCTTGCAACTCAAGCAGGAATTGATAAGGCAACAGTTGCTCAAAAAAATGCTATTGAACAGTTGACGGGTTATAAATTTTCAACAATGGCAGAAAACGGTGAACTTTAATTGGCGGTGATGTTATAACATCATTAGAACAAATTATTAATATTTTTGAGACGAAATATGTAGAAATATCATTATTGCCAGAGGGATTAACTAAATTATGGGCTGAATTGGCTATAGCAGAATATGAAAGAGAAGTTAGTGACTTAGACTATGATTCTGAATCAGGAAATTTTAATAAAAAACTTTCTCTTAAAACTATGGGAATAATTGCTGATATTATGAAAGTTTATTATCTTGAAAGAGAATTTGATAGACAAAACAAGAAAATAAATATTATCGGTAAGGATTTATCATTAAACGATACAGGCACAGCTAAGAAAATGACATTTGAAGAACTTAAATATGCAAGAGCAAAAGTAGAGTTAAAATTAGACCAAGCAAAACAGCCGGCTTATGGTGGTGATGACAATGGCTAAAGAATGGACTCGATTCTCCTCTCCACCCTCTTATACGGGGGGTAATGAGAATACAGACTTTGATTTTTTTAAATCTCCATACATAGATGATATGCTTAACAGTCCATTGGGTAATAATATGTTTTACTACCCTTACAAACCTAATTTAAAACAGGAAAACGGTATTCCTTTTAAAGGAATTGTTCAGCAAGTAACATCAGATAATGATGAAAGTTCAAAGAAAAGACAAGTTCTGTGCCCTATTGGCACATTGACAAGTGGTGACTACATAAAATACAAAGACAATTATTGGATTGTTGTAGGATTGGTTGATGACAATAAATTTTATGAAAAAGCAGTTATGTATTATTGTAATTGGTCGTTAAAATTTATCATTAACCCTGAAACTGATTATACTGTTCTTGAATATCCTGTGTATTCAACTAATGCCACTCAATACAATAGTGGTGTAAAAGAAGCTAATAAGACAGTGGTTGGTACAGCTCAATATATGATATATATTCAAAGCAATGATGAAACCAACAAAGTAGAGCGTGATACAAGGATTTTAATGGATAAAAATAAAGAACACCCTACTGCGTATAAAATAACACAAACTGATGATACAACAAAAAATTTCAATGATAAGGGTGTAAACACTTGGACACTTGTAGAATGTCAGACGGAGTATATCAATGATGATATTGAAAATGGCATTGCTAATAAGGTAGAAACAGATGTTTTAAGAGATAAATATAAAAATCCTAATATCTCACAACAAAACAAAGAATTATTGGATGATTGGGCGTGATAATTATTGGCAAAATTAAATAATTTAAATATTTATGAGGCTCAAATTTTAAAAAAACTTTGTCAGGACAAGGATATTCAAAGATTACTTGATAACGGTGATATAGAATATGATTGCAATAAATTAAAATGGGATTGTATTCGACCGGAAGTTTATTATCCAAAGGTTAACGATAGTGCTAAAACTTATATTTGCTTTGGTATTAGCGGTGAAGTTTATGGTGGCAAAACTGAAAAAATGCTGTATATAAATTTTTATATTTTTTGTCACGATAGTTTGTTAAGAACGGATAAAGGTAAGCGTACAACCTTAATCGCAACTGTCATAGATAATCTGTTTAACGGAACTAATGAAATAGCATTAGGTAAAATGAACTTAGTTAAGTTCGATGGTAATTTTACGGCAACTCAAGATTATCACGGTTATCAACTTACTTATGCGGCAAGAGATTTTAATAATATTACTGATAAAGGTAATTTAACATATGCAAAATAAAATTTTTCTTAATGATACGATTACTATAAACCAATATGTACAGGTTTACATTCCAACTTTTAAGGAAGTCTATGAAAACGAAGATGATTATTTTCTGTTAGCGTATCATTTGACGGCTATGCCTTTCACTCGCAGGGCAGAACTATGGCTAAATAAAATTGATTATATAACATTGAATTTTTATGATTTGTTTATTCAGGCACTTTATGAGTTGAAAATATTATCCTGTGGAACTGATGAAGAAATAATAAAACTGTTTGGCGTAAATAAGAAGAGAAACGCAAATATTTTTTCTATGTTCTTTAGAGGCTTTAATATTTCTGATATTCAGATTTGTATGAAAACCGATAATGAAAATGGCAAAAAACATTATTTTATAATTGATAACTTACAAAGAGTTATTATTACAGAAAATGATATGGATAAAATTGCTGTAGCTATTCGTAAAATTCTTGGCGAAAAAAGAGATGACAGAAAAGAAGATATTGGCGGTGCTTCCGGTAGATATGTTTTAGATAGAGCTGTCACTTTATTAAAAAGAGATTTAAAAAAGAAAGCTAAAAATCCAAGACAATATAGTGTTTTAGAGTCCTATCTTGTTACAATGGTTAATAATAAAGATTTTAAATACAATTTTGAAACAGTAATGAATATAAAGTACATTGAATTTACTTTGTCGGTAAAACAAATATTGCATAATATTCATATAAGTAATATTGCTATCGGTGTTTATACAGGTAATGTATTAAGTGAAAAATTATCAACAAAAGACCAATCTTGTTTTGTCTTAGAATTTGACAAATAATTTTGGTCTTTTCTTATAATCAAATAATAATAAAAAATAATTAAACGGAGGTAAATATGGCGAAGTTTAACATTAATGATGTCCTTTTTACAAGTGTTGATACTGTTGATGTATTTACACCTATGTTTGGTGCTTACAAGTATAGATGTGATGAAATTACACAGTTTTCAGTTAAGGACGGTCAGGACAACACTGACCTTGTAGGTTCAAAGGGTTCTATCATTGGCGTTCTTAAAAGAAATCCTAATACAACTCTTAGTTGGACAGCAGGTATGGTGAGTGCAAATCTCCTTGCTGACAGCTATGGCACAGAAGTTGAGGATGGTTCAATTCAGATTGGTTGGGATGATTCGGTAGCAATTACTAAGAATAAGGCAACACTTACATATGTGCCATTAGATGGTATTGAGTCTGTTAAAGTTGGTGACAAAACATATAAGGTTGATACAGCAGCCAAGGCTGGTGAATCTGTAAAATATACTGCACCTGTAAAGGATACTTCTACTGCTGGCTTTATTGAGTTTGAGGCAAATGAGCATCCTGACGGAACTATGGCGATTGTGACTTATACAAGGAAGATTGCCGAAGGTGCTTCTGTAGACAGAAGAGCTGACAAAGTATCAGAAAAGATTGCTGTTCGTGTTACAGGTCAATGGGAAGATGCTTGTAACACAGTAAGAATGTGGCAGTACGATGCTTATATTGTTGACCCAACAGGCACTATGGAAACAACCATTGGTGACGGTCAGGCTAATCAGAGTTTTGAAGGCAAGTGTATCAAAGCAAGATGTGGTGCTAATCAGATTATTGGTCGTTGGAAGTTCTTTAATGACGATGCTGCTGATTATGTTGAAGTATAAGGTGAAATTAATATGAAGGTGTATAAAACCTGCCCTATTTGTTCTAAACCGTTCAATCCTTGTAGAGTTAATATTTCAACAACAGGTACATTTAATTGGCGAAGTGTAGTTTGTTCTTTTGAATGTGGAAAAAAGTATCTTGAGGAAACTGAATCTAAAGTTTCTCCACAGAATGGTGAAAGTACATCTCAAGCCTTTGCTGATATTGTTATGAATGATATTAAGAGTTTAAAAACTGTTGAAGTTGATGATAATGATAATATTGTAACAAAATCAAGCAAAGAAAAACTTAAAGATGACACTGTTAAGAAATTCACAAAGGGAAATAAAAACTAATATTTTGTAATTTTAATGGGAGGACGGTAGACAAACTGTTTCTCCCATTTTTTACAACAAGGTATAATAACTTAATGAAAAAAAGTAGAACAAAATTTAATGTAGATAAGAATACTATTAAACGAACTTCAAATGACGGAATCATTTTTGATAGTGGTTTAGAAAAGAGATTTTATGAGGAAGTCATTTTGCCGGATGTGCAAAGTGGCATAATTGCAAAATATGAACTGCAAAAGAAATATGTGCTACAAAATGAATTTAAAAGAAAAGGTCATAATGTTAGGGCGATTACATATGTTGCAGATTTTTATGTTAAATTAACAAATGGCAAAGAATTTGTGTTAGATACTAAGGGTATGCCTGACTCCGTGGCTAAATTAAAAAGGAAATTATTTTGGAAAACATTTCCAAAAATAGACTATTATTGGGTAGCTTACTCAAAAGTAGACGGTGGTTGGTTAGATTATGAGTTTATTCAAAAACAAAGACGAATAAGAAAAAGGTTTCCAACGGTTGCAACTTTAAATAAAACAGAAAATCAAAAATTATTAGAGGTGGATTTCTTTGAAAAAATTGACAAGTACGCAAATTAAAGAACTCTCAAAAAACGAGAGTGTATCATATACTTTAGAAAACGGTTTTATGTTTGAAGTTTATAAAAATATCAAGTCACTTGCTGATTTAGACTTTGTTCCTATTTTAGCTGAACAGATAATTTTTATAGATAATGAATATTGCCCTCAATATTATGAGGTTGTTACGAATATTGCTTGGTTAAAAGTTTTTACTAATATTCCTCTTGTTACAAAGAAGGTCAAGGAGACAGATACCAATGGTAATGAAAAAGAATTTGAAATTATAGACTATGAAATAAATTATAAAATTGCAAGAAACATAATCGAGTTTGTTTGTAGCAAGACAGATAAATGCGTTTCGTGTTATCTCGATAGTTTTGTGATGATTGAAAATATTGTAGATTGTTATATAAAAGATAAATTAAGTTCAAAAAACAGTTATTTCGAGATAAAATTGAATAGTTTAACTTCCGAATGCGAAGAAGGTATTAAAATTATTAACAAGGTAAGTGAAAAACTTGATGAACTCTTTGGTAATGATAAAATGCTTTTAAGCATTAAAGAGGTTGCAAATCAAGTTTCAACTTTGAATAGTAATATTGAAAATGGCTCAAATAAAGAAGTTCTTAAGCCTTTTATTTAAGCAAAGGATAACTGATTAAGTAAAATGGCAATCTTTAATTCAGTTCAGGACTTCATAAAAGCTCTTAGTAACGATATTGATAATGTGATGTCTAATGAGGTGTCGGAGTATGTAACTGATTCAGCTATAACTCACGCCGAGGGTAGTGTGTATAAAAGATATAAAATTCATTATCATAGAGGGCAAAAAAATAAGATTCCCCATTATGTCAGACGATATAGTTTATTAGATAGAGATAAATGGGACAAAAAGTTATTGAGCAGAATGGGTAGTTTCGACCATACTGTGGCTGTTTTTAGTAAAGTAAAGCCAAATTTAATGTTAAATAATTATGGTGATTTAGTTTTTCAGACTCCGTTTAGTTTGCCTGAACTTATTGAATTAGGTGAAAAAAAATATACAGCTAAATTTGGTGGAATAGGTTATACAATCAATAATTTGTCAAATAAAAAATACAGGTATTTACAGGCAAGACCTTTCGCTGCTGCTACAGTCAAAGAATTAAATAGTAGAAGCGGGTTATTGAGAGATATTTTTGAGATGAGTCTTTATGATAAAGGATATAGATTTAAATAATAATTAAAATTGAGGTGGCTTCTGTCATCTCTTTTTCATTAGGTGGTGAGAATTAGAGTATGGCAGGAAATATAGGTCACGAATCCACAATATTAGTTACTGCGAAACTTAACGAAGAACACGCAGTTAAGGAAATAAACAAACAAATTGAAACTTTAGGTAGTAAACTTAATAAAGTTAAAGTTGACATTTCTGTTAATGAAATTAGCAAATCTGGTATTTCAAAAGCTACACAGCAAGCACAAAAGGTTATTCAAAATAGCTTTTCTGGTATGAGGCTTGACTTAGGACAAGCTAATTTCAATGATATTTTAAATGTTAAACAAATTGATGTTGTAAAGCAAAAACTTGAAAGTGTAGCTTCTGACATCGGTAAAAATTTAGGCAAAGTTTCAAATGTTTCATTTACAGGAACAAAATCGGGCATTGTTGATTTTGAAAATGGAACTAAAGCAACTGTTACATATGTTCAGGAACTTGAGAACGGCTTAAAAAGAACTACCAAAGCCGTTTATCAGTTCAATCAAGAAAGCGAACAGTTTGAGGCGCACATAAGCAGTATGAATACTGACTATGGCAAAATGGACAATGTTTTTAAAAAGCAACAGGAAAGACTAAATAAATTACAAGAAAGCTATAAAAATACTTCTTTTAAGATAGATGAGTTTAATCAAAAAGTTAATTATATGGCTTTCCCTGTTCAGGACACCGAAAAAACTGATAATGCGTTTAATCAGTTAACAGAAGAACAGCAAAAATTAAATAACTTACGAACAAAATATTCAGCTAATCTTCCTGAACAAGAGCAACTTAATTTACTTAGTCAGTTAGAAACACAATTTAAAAAATGTCAGTTAGCGTATAAAGAATATAACGCCGAAGTAAAAAGTGCTAATAGCCCAATTAAAGACGCCGTACAACAGCAATCAATTTTAAACTCAAAAATTGAAAAAGCACAAAGCGAAGTCAGAACACTTGCTAATACTTGGAGTGAGATTGAAAATGATTCTTTAAAGAATGAATTAAACAATCTTATATCTAAAAGTAAAGAACTTAAAACTAATGCTGACTTAACAGGATTTAATGCACAAGTATCAGCTTTAAAAGCTAAATATAAAGAATTTGATGCAGAAATTAAAAGTGCCAATAAATCAGTTAAGGATTCTGCACAACAACAATCGATTTTAAATTCAAAAATTGAGAAAGCTCAAAGTGAAGTTAGGTTGATTGCTAATACTTGGACAAAAATTAAATATAATACTTCTCTAAATAATGAATTAAATAACCTTATATCCAAAAGCAAGGAACTTAGAACAACTGCTGATTTATCAGAATTTAATGCACAATTATCGACTTTCAAGATTAAGTGTAGGGAAGCAGGAGTAGCAACGGGTACTTTTGTGAGTGGATTAAAAGAGGCTTGGAAGCATTTTGGTTACTTTTTTAGTGCTTCACGATTATTTTATCTTGCTATTCAAGGCTTAAAAAATGTTTACTCAAATATAAAAGATGTTGATTCTGCTATGGTTGAGTTAAAGAAAGTTACAGATGAAACTGATAGCTCTTATAGTAGATTTTTGAAAAATGCTAAAAAAGACTCACAAGAACTTGGTTCTAACTTGTCTGACTTTATTAATGCAACAGCGGATTTTGCTCGACTTGGATATACTGTTAGCGAGTCTGAGGATTTGGCTAAAGTTGCAACTATGTATAAAAATGTTGGTGATGATTTAAGTGGTATTGATGAAGCTACTTCTACTATTGTATCAACATTAAAAGCGTTTAATATGAACGCAAGTGAATCTGAAAGCATTATTGATAAACTTAATGAAGTATCAAATAACTTTGCCGTTAGTTCGGGCGATTTGGGTGACGGACTTGCTAACTCGGCTTCGGCTTTAGCGGTTGCAGGTAATGACATAGACCAAACTATTGCTCTACTTACTGCTGGTACTGAAATTACCCAAGATGCTTCTGAAATGGGTAACTCCATTAAAGTGTTGAGCCTTAGATTGAGAGGTATGAAAGGTGAGCTTGAGTCATTAGGCGAGGAAGTTGATGATAATGTTGATTCTATCTCTAAAATGCAGACTCAAATTCTTAACCTTACAAATGGCAAAGTAAATATTTTTGATAAAGACGGTAATTTCAAATCTACATATGAAATTATAAAAGGCATTAGCGAAGTATATAGTAGTTTATCTTCAACTAATCAGTCTGCACTTTTGGAAACCATTGCCGGAAAACAAAGAGCCAACCAAGTGGCGGCATTAATCACTAACTTTAAACAGGCTGAAAAAGCATTTGCATCTTCTGAAAATTCAGGTGGGTCTGCGTTAAAAGAACAAGAGCGTTGGTTGGATAGTATTGAGGGTAGAATAAATACTTTACAATCTTCTTTCCAGAGTTTATCAACAGATTTTATAAATAGTTCCGAAATTAAAGATATTGTTGGGGTATTAACTGATTTAGTAAATGGCTTAGACGGTTTAATTAACAAAATAGGTCTACTCCCTGTTGCTATTAGTGCAATAGGAATTGGAAATTTAATAAAGAACTTAGGTACAATCAAAGGAAATATTAGCAATATTTCAACTGCTTTTACAGAAATATCTACATTGTCATCATTAAAGGATTCCGATGGCAATATGCCATTTGAGGCTATGAAACAGTCTTTAGAAGGACTTTCTATCAGTCAAAAAAAAGCGGTTTTAAATGCGGCTGAAATACCAAAAGCCTTTCAGGAACAAATACTTGCTACTAATTCTTTATCACAAGCTACTGAGGGTTTATCTTTAAAAAATGCGGTTTTGTTATCTGACTTTCATAAGATAAGTGTTGCCGACCTTGAGAAAATGACACAGTTTACAAAAGGCGAAATTGCACTAAAAGGTGTTACTGACGGCACACGAAATTTGACTTCCGCTAATCTTGACTTGTTGAGAGAAGAAGGGCATATTAGTGTGGAATCTTATAATGCTGCTAAGGCTTTTATCAAAAGTGGAGAAGCTGCTGAACAATCTGCTAAAAAGATTTCAATTTCAAAAGGTATTCTTTCATCTGTTTCAACTTGGATAACAATTGCTACTATTGCTATCAGTGCCGGTGTTGCTATGTGGAACTCATATCAAGAAGCACAAAGACAAGCATACGAAGATACTATTGAACAAGCAGATAAAAGTGCAGAGGCTATCAATAAAACAATGCAGGCTTGGGATTTGTATGCAAATCTTGGAACAGAAGCAACTGAACAGGAAAAAGAGACTGCTATTAAGAATGTTAATGAGCAGTTAAAGGATAAAATTCAACTTCTCGGAGACGCTACCAATGCGGAGAAAAAATATGCTGATTCAGTTTTGGTTTCAGCTAAAGCTGATTTACAAACAGCCTATGATAGAAGTAACGCAGCTCGTGCCGAAACAGAAGATAAAATCAAAAATAGAGGAAGGTCATCTTTTCAAAAGAAAGCGGTAGATGACAAATCTTTAACAGACATTTCGGGTGGTAGTAGTGAAGATGCTTACAAGATTACTTCTGATATTCTTGGTAAATATGTCGGAGAAGGTTCATCGAGTGCCACTCAAAATGGAATAGGAAAGCGGACTTTTACTTTTGGTGTTAATATTGACACTACTAACATAGGAACAATGTTAGATTATTACGATAAAGTTCAAAAAGCCATTTCTGCTATTGAAACAAAAGCGAATGAGTTAGGTAAAGACGGAGATAAATTAATCACTTCGGACTATTACAAAACTTTAAAGGATATTTTTGCCGACACAGATGATGTTGATGATAATTATGATTTAATTAATAATTATATAAAAGCAGAGGCACAGGCTGCTATTTATGAACAAGAACTTTCCAAGGGCTTGCCGTCAACAGTAGAAAATTTCAACGAGCTCAAAGAGGCTTGTTTAGGGGTAGCCGACTCTGAAAGCATACAAGCAGAAATCACTTCTCAATTATCATCAATGTTTCCCGAACTCTCAAACGCTGTTCAAGAAGCAATAACAAAGTCAGAAGATTGGCAATATGCCATAGCAAATGATAAATTATCTGAAAAGATAAAGAATCTTAAGGAAGCAATAAGTGGGATTGCTTCCACTTATAAATCACTTAGTACGGTAGTTTCAGATTATAATAGCAATGGTTATCTTACTTTGGATAATTTAAACGCTATAATTGAAGCTGGTGATAACTATGTTAGCACTTTGTTTAATGAAAACGGTCAGTTACAAATAAATAAAGATTCCTATATTGCTCTTGCAAAGGCTCAATTAGAGAATTTAAAATATACACAGTTACAATCTGCTATTAGTAGTATTAATTCGTTGTCAACTGAAACGCAATCAAAAAGTAATGATGACTTAACAGGCAGTACAAATACTCTCACTGAAGCTACATTAAAACTTGCTATTGCCCATAAATTAGCTGAGGGTGCAAGTAAAGATGCCATTGAGGGTGTTTTAATTCAATATTCTCAATATATCACTTTAATAGACCAAGCTGAAACCTCCTTAGAATCAAATGCCGATGCTTTTCTTGGTTATACAGAGGAAGCAAATAATGCTTTGACTACTCAAAAGGAAGTTCTTGAAAAGCAAAAAGATGCACTTGAGGAACAGAAAAATTCTCTTGAAGATGCTAAGAATAACATTTCAGATTTAGTTGACCTTGTTACAGACTTAATCAAAAAAGAGAACGAATTAATCAAAGACGAGTATGAAAAACAGAAGGAATCTATTGACGAGTTAATTGATAAGAGGAAAGAACTTCTTGAAGCCGAAAAGAACGAGTATGAGTGGAACAAAAAGATTTCAGAAAGTCAAAATACGGTGGCTAAAGATTCCTTATCGTCAGCGGTCGCAAGCCTTGATGATAGTAGTGCTGGCAAAAAGAACGCAAAAGAAGCTCAAGACACATTTAACTCAAGCCGCAATGATATGCTTGATACTCTTACTAATAGAGAATATGATATGAGGTCAGACGCTCTTGATAAAATGAAAGAGCAACAAGATGAGTATTGGGACAATCTTATTGATTCTGTTGATGATTATCTTAATGACGAAGTTAGACTTTACAGAGACGCTTGTAGTAGAATTGATAACGATAGTGGTGAACTTTACGGACAACTGTATAATTATATTTCCACTTATACAACTAAGAGTAAGAGTGAATTTGACTATCTTTGGGATAATGCTCAAATTGCATTGTCTGAATACAACAACTCTAATATTGGTACACTTGCATTACTTGATATAATGCAAGGAGAAATTTATACAGTTAGTGGAAAGATTGATGATGTTTCAAACGCTATTGATTCGGTTAGTGACTCAATAGATGACACTACAACAAGTATAACTAACAACGGTCAAGCTATTGACGATTATCGTGAAAAGGTTGAAAAGTTATTAGAAGTTTTGCCTAATGACGACAACAAAAAATCAGGAAACAAGTCAAACAATGGTAATAAAAATGGTAATAAATCTGAAAGTGAATATGTGAATACTCCTTTTGGAAAAGTTCCGACACTATCATCTTGGATTGCAAACCCGTCTAAATACATAACCAAGGCGTACCTACCCCTTCCTTCTGGTAAATATGCTAATGGAACAAAGTCTGCAAAGGGTGGTTTGACTGTTGTAGATGAAGAGGGTGTTAATACTGAATTAATCCCTTATCAGTTAAGTAAAGGTAGATATACTATTCTCCCAGAGGGAAATCCTGTATTTAGTAAGACTATGACTAACACATTATATGACATAGCTTCTAATCCTTCTGCTTTTCTAAATCAAAAGAGTAATATTCCTCGTATTAATAACACATCTATGACAAGTTCTATAAATGTAGTTATTCAAGGCGATGCTACTCAAACAACGGTCAATGCTCTTAAAGAACAGGCTAACAGAATTTCTGATATGGCAATTAATAAACTTATGACATCTATTGTTAATAATAAATTTAACATATAAGCAAGTAAATAAAAATAAGGCATAGGTGATTTTTCCGTCTATGCCTTATATGTGAAAGAACAGGTGGTGATATTTATGTATAGAGAGTGCTTATTTGAATACAATGGGATAAATTCAAACCAATACAATTTAATGCTTGTTTATGAAAACAGTGCTTTTGGGAGTGTTTCGACTGGTGCAGAATACGAAGCTGTTACAGATGTACTACCAAGGGCTTCCGACCATTTGCTGTATGGTTTGAAATATGCTGATAAACCACTTAGTTTTGGAATTGAGATATTAAGTTTGGATAATGAAATTCCTATTGATAAAATTGATGAAGTAAAAGAATGGCTATTTGGGCAAGATGGATATAAGCGTTTTGTGACAATAGACGAAAGAAGAAATTATTATTTAAACGCTATTCTTATCCCCAATGAAGATATTATTGATGTACAAGGACTAAGGGGCTTTCGTTGTACATTACAAAATGCAAGTGGTTTTTGGTACAAAGACGAGGAAGTTTCTTTTAATAATTTGTCAGTAGTTCATTCAATAAATGTAAAGACGGTAAAAGATTTTTTTGTTTTTCCTAATATTGAAATAAAACTAAAACCGTTTAGTAAGACAATGAAAAATGATGTTTTTTATCTAACAATGCTTAGTAGTAATGGAACTGTTTATTTGTCTGATACAATGACAGATAATAATGTTGTTTATAACATAAATACAAAATTTGGCACTTGTAGTTCGAGTACAGGTGTAAATATTTCTATAATACCTCCTTTAAATTTTTCTCCTCCGTTAAAGATGATTAATGGAGTTAATATAATAAATTTTTCTGCCTATTGGATGAATGAGCAAGACGAAAAAGAAAGTATAGTACCTTATATTGAGAGCCTCACTTATAGATATAAGACTTTACATAGATTAGGTGGTTTTTAATGAATAAAATAAATAAAATACCAGAAATAGTTTTATACACACCAGACAGGCGTAAAATTCTTTGTCAAATAAACGGTGTTAATAACCTTTCAGAAGATATTAGATTTGGCACAGCTTCGGAACTATCATTTAAAATCCCTCAAAAAATTTATGATATGCAGTCATATGAATACATAGACAATCAATGCTATGACGGTATTGTTGAAGGTAGCATTTTATATCTTAATGACAATAATGATTATTTTAAATTTAGTGGGAATAAAATAAAAGATAATTATTTTGTTGATTTAAACAATAAGGATGGCAGACCTGATTCAAGTATGACTTTTGAAATGAATAATTATTTATCAGGCTTTAAAGTTAAAGAAGAAGTAGAACTGTTTGATATTGGAAGCAATAGTGGATATAATTGGCGATGGGGCTGTTACATCAACGATTCTAATGGCTCTATTTTAGACAAATCTGATAATTTATCTGCTGTTTATGACGGTGTTTCTGCGTATAAACATTATGCCTGTGAAGATTTTATTCCAGTGTCCACAGGTGATGTTGTGGCTATGCTAAGTAGTAACAAATTTGGTTATCGTATTCATTATTACAGAGAAGCTGATTCAAAAACTTATCTTGGTGTTCAAGAAGGAATGGAAGAACACTACGCTAAATATTTACCAATAGGTAGAGTAGAGATTAAATTTCCTTATGACGATGATAGTGAAGAGCGATTAACAACCGGTTACATTAGGATTGAATTATTTGACTTGGAACACGATGGAAGTAGTGAGGACTCGTACCGTGGTTACTCACCTAAATATGGCTATATAAAAGTGTTCAGCGGTCAAAGATATTGTACTTCTTTTGAGGGTTCATCTGAGGGATTGAAAGAATTTACTTGTGGTGCAAAATGGTGGGTGGTAACTTCAATTGAAGAAATTAATGAAGGTGTAATTCCGTATAAAAATATAACAGCATATAGTTATGAATATACACTTTCTAAAAAGACTTTTTCTTTATCAAAAAGCACACTTCCTCTGTATATTCCTGATAAAATAGTTGATGTTGTACAGGGGAATACTTGGCTTAGAGATTACTCGACTTCGGGAGCAAGTGTACCTATTCCCTATTGCTCTCCGCAAAGAATGGACAGGGGGTTAATAAATCAGATATTAGACTTTATTCCAACTTGGAATATTGGATATATTTCTCCGAGTGTTTGTTCAAAGTATAGAACTTTTGATGATTTGGACAATGTGAATTTATACTCATTTCTTATTAACGATGTACAATCAGCATATCAATGTTACTTTATTTTTGACACTGATAGAAAATTAATTCATATTATCAGTGGTACAGTTGATGAAGATTCTCTTAAAGGATTTGTTGGTGGAAAATTAGGTTGTCAATCTTCCTTATATTTATCTTGGGATAATGCGATAAAACAAACAAATATACATACTACTGATAGTAGATGTGTCACAGCTTTAAGAGTTCATTCGGCAGACGACAAATACGGACTTGGTTTGATTAATCCTGTTGGTAATAATGTTTTATACAATTTTGACAGCTACTTAAGTTATATGGATTTTATTGCTGATAAGGATAAGAACAGGACTTTGCTTACAGCAGTTCAGTCTTTTTTGAAAGAAATAGAAAATAATCGAAGCACTTATACTAATTATGCACGGAAATTAATCGAATCTAATCTTGAAATAGTTAAGCTAAAAACTAAAGTTTCAGAAGCATTAACTTCTTATAGAAGTGTAGCTGATAAAATTAATATTTATTTAGCTGACGATTATCCAAACGGTTATCCGAGCGGAGTTAAATATATAACAGACTACCCTCTGTCAACTGCGGAATTGACATCAAGTGATAAACCGATTAATGATTATAAAAATTATCATAGTAAAAATTTATACAATGAATTATATGAAGCTGCAAATACTTATGAAAATGTAAGAAAGACTTATGATAATGCCCTTAAATCTTACAACCAAAACTATAATAAAATGAAAGAAATTTCTCTTAAGTTTTCATTGAATTACAAGATAGTTAAAGATAAGGAAAGCAAAGGTATAAACACCTCAATATTATCATCAAAAGAAATTTTGGCATTGAATGATTTTATTATTGAGGGAGATTGGACTAACGAAAATGCTACCTTTAGTGATACTTATACCTCCACAGATATTATAAATACTTTGGATAGTATTTATAACGAAGCAATATCGGATTTTAATTCTTATATAAGCAAGCATTGCTATGAATTTAGCGTTAGTACAGCAAATATTTTAAAAATTAACGAATTTAATATAGAAGATATGTATTTAGGATATTCTGTAATTTTAGAAACGAAGTCAGGGATTTGTCAATATCCTGTTTGTATGGCTATGCATATTAATTATGATGATGATACTGATTTCAGTTTGACTTTTAATACAGACTATAATACAAAACCTTTAAAAATGAAATTTACAAAACTATTTAGCACTATAAACCAAACAAGTGTTATTGAGTCAGCGTGGACTTTCAGTGAATAGAATGAGGTGGTATTTTTTTGAAAGCAAAAAATGAACGACATCAAGTAAATTGTTGGATAAACAATAATGTGAATATAACAACTTATCAAAATGAGGGTTTGATTAAAAATCCTGTTTTTATTTTATGTGATGGGAATGAAGCGTTAGATTTAAATGACTGTACTAACATATTTTATAAATCTATTGACACTAAAGGAAAGGTATCTTGTATTTCGGTTAATATTTTATCAGCGGATAAAGGAGAAGTTGAATTACCTATCAATGGAGCCTTGACAGAAAATAAAGGCGTATCTATTGGTGAAATTGTAGTACAAACCAACGAAGGAACATTATCTTTCGGCAATATTAATATTATAACACATTCTTCGGTTGAAAATAAAGAAATTGAAAAATCGGATAATTTTACAGCATTAACAGAAGCCTTGTCAAAAGTTGCTGACATTGATGAACAGATAGCTCAAGTAAAAAACAAGATTGATTATAACAAATTATATGTTGATGAGTATATAGCAAAGAGACACAATACGGCTTTAGGTATTGGTGACTGTATTGATGAGGCAATGACGAATGGCAAACAAATAGTATTTAGTTGTAAAAATTATACGATAGACTCGCCTATTTTAATCAACAATACAAATAAGACTTTATATCCTATCAATATAGAATTTAACGGAGCAACTTTGAGTAGCTTAGTAAAAGGCATTGATAGCATTTTTTCTGGTTCATTAGGTAGTAATAATGGCAATGTTGTTCATAATTGGTCTAATCTTAATATTGACGCAACAAACGCAAATTATGGCATTAACTTTGATAAGGCTATAAGATTAAGAATTAATAATTTATCAATAAAGAATGGAAAGAATGGTGCTGTTAATATTGGCAGTGGTATAGAAAATTATATTACAAGTTTTTCGCTTTGGAGAGCAGAAAATGCTAATAAAGAAAATATTAACTCAATAGGATTGAGGAGCAAATCAACAGATAGTTACTATACTAATGGTGTTATTATTAATTACAAAACAGCTTGCGAGGGTGCTGGTGCAAATACTTTTTCTAATATTCACCCGTGGTACTATTACGGAGACTCTGAAACTAACAATAAAGAGCTTATTTCTCAGTCAGTTGGCATTGTTTGTGATGGTATGACAACTATTAATAATTTTGAATTTGATAGTTGCAATGTTGGCGTTCAAGTCAATGATGACAAGTCTATCATTAATATCAATAATCCTCAGATTGTAATAGCACCTTTATATTATAAAGCTACAAGCGTTATCCCTACCTTTATAAATTTAGCAAATTCTATTAGTGGTGCAAATATTAGTGTGTCTAATATTAATATAGAACAACATTATACTAAACAAATTTATTTTTGTAACAGTGAAGCAAACACTATTAATTGTGATAGTTCAGAACAAGCGTTTATGAATTTGCCACATAAAGTTGAGACATTACCAACCGCAGGTACTATTACAGGTGAAAACATTACAATTACAAGTGCTACAAGTATTAAAATAAACAATAGTCCATCATACGCTATTGTATCTGGTAGAAATGTAATGCCTTATACTCAAAAACAATATTCAGGCAACGGTATAACCATTTATGTGTCTCCCGATGACTTCAGAACTCAGTTTACGGGATTGGCAACAGCTAAGACACACTTCTATGTTGCAGGAAGTTATAGTGGTACTGATATTGTGATGATATTTAAAAAAAATGTGAGATATTGTGTGTTAGCACCTAACTTTGTTGGAGTTTCAATAGGTTTTATGAATGGTACTACTGAGGTGTTGCATATCGAAGGTACAAAAGGCATACCCTATCGGCAAGTCTTATTTAGTCAAGATGTTCTTATTACAAGTATCTTTATTAAGATTGCCGAGGGAACAGACTTTGAAAATGGATTAGTCTTTTATCCTGCGGTATATCAAAGTTCTAAGCCTTTGCAGTATCAAAAAACTACTTCTCAAGTGATTACCGATTATAATAACGAGATTGTTTGTAACGGACAAACGCATATCACTTGCAAGAGTGATGAAACTGTTAGCGTGTCTTACAAGAATGGGGATATTATAAACACCACTGAATTTGAGGCATTAAAAGCAAGGGTTAAAGCTCTGGAGGATAGTATAAATTTAATGTCTGACGGAAACGAGGCGAAGTGATGATTTATAGACATTTATCTGTTGATAATAAGTGCGATAATAAGATAACTGAAATTATTACACAAAGAGAACACGGCGTCACTCTGTTTGAGATTAAATGTTTAAACAACGGTTATGATATTGACTTGACAGAGTGTACGCAAGCACAGTTCTATGGGGAGAAGCCCGACAGTCATAAAGTTGGTGTCAAATGTGATTTCAATGAAGATAAAACTGCTGTTTTATTGCCTCTGATTTTGCAAATGACTACAGCCTGTGGAATTTTGAGAGGTGTCTTAGAATTAAGTTTTGAAAGCGGTAATATCAGATTCAGCGGTATTAATTTTAAAGTTATATCAGCCCCAGATGATGTTGAAATCGAAAGCACAGATGAGTTTACTATATTTGAGAGATGCTTGTTAAAACCTAAAAATGACGGCAAAGTAGGTCAGGTATTGACAATTGGTTCAGACGGAGAAAATGAGTGGCAAGACCAAGGCTATACTCAACTTCAAGATTATACTCAACTTTTAAATAAACCTTGTGTGAACGGTGTTGAACTTAACGGTAATAAATCGCTTGAAGATTTACATATCAAACAGAATTATACAGCTAACGATATACATTTCACTGACGGTATGACATTTCAAGAAAAGTATGACAATGGTGAACTAAAAGGCGATGATTATGTACTGACCGATGAGGACAAGAATAGTATTGCCGAACTTGCCGTTTCTAAAATAGAATATGGGGACGAGAGGAGGTATTAATGAATTATATAATAACAAATGAGCAATATTATAAAGATATTGCGAATGCTATTAGAAATAAATTGCAGGTTGATAGCACATATACTCCTGATAAGATGGCTAATGCTATTAATTTAATACCGAGTACATCCGACGGGTCTAACGAATTGGTTTGCGGGGTATATTTTTATGACCCAGATAAAGAAGGCTATCCGAGAAGATATAAAAATATTGGAACTAATATATTTGGACTTTCAGGAAATAAAAATGCTAAAAATTTGGAAATTATAGAATTTACAGATTCGTGCTTTATGACTGGTGAGTCTGATATGTCTGGAAATACTTTTGGTTCAATGGAAAAACTTAGAGAAATAAGACTGCCAAATTCAATTACACGCTTTACTTTTCAAGTTTTTTCTGATTTGCCATCATTAAAAAAAATAAATATTCCTAATAGTTTGAACAAAACGCATACATATCCATTTACAAACTGCCCAAATCTTGAATTTGTCGAAATTGAAAACGGTTTTAACTGTGACGGTCTAAATTTAGGGAATAGTGGTAGCACTAAGTTTTCTCGTGAAACGATATTATCGTGGTTTAATGCTTTAAAAGATAGAACGGGAGAAATACCGTATAAATTTATGATTGGTTCAGAAAATTTAAAAAAATTAACGGCAGAAGATATTAAAATAGCCACGGATAAAAATTGGACTTTATCATAGAGGTGACATATGAGATTAATTGAAAAAAACGGACTTAGGTTGCTATGTGTAGATGATGAGAATAATGTAATTACCGATATAGAAAGCGAAACCCTTAGAGCAGAACAGCTCTATCTTGGAATAAGCGATAGTATTGATAATTACAAAGAGATTGACAAAAATACACCTATCCCAATTCCTAATGCTGAGAACAATATCTCTAACAACACTGACGGAATTTCAGAAAAACAACTTCAAACGATTAAAGAGGTGCTAAGCGATGAATGATAAAGATTTTGAAATTTTATTGAATAAAATAAAATCTCATAAGGTTGTATTTGATAAAGCCGAAAAACTTGGCGGTTTTACTCAAAAAATAACACAATCTGATAAACTCGGATATGATTGGATTGAAGATTATCTTGGTGAAAAACTCGTAGCTCAAACCTATGTTAAACAGGAAAACCCTGTCGGTGTAGCAGATAATCCATTTATATTTGAAAATGGTGTTAAACTTATTCCAAACGCTTATTATATTTATAATAACGAGCGTTATGTATATACAGGCACAGAAGTATCAACAGCAACCATTTGGGACGAATCTAATTTTGAAAAATTTTAATAAAAAAGAGAGTAGTAAATACTACTCTCGGAAAGACATATTTTAAGGTGTAAATTTTAAGGTATAAATAATGGCTCTATACTAAATGTTGGGGTGAGGAAAGAGCCTACAAAATAAATTTAAAAAATTTTCAAAAAAAGTAGAGCATA